CCCCTAAACGTCATATCAGGCAGGATTCTGCGAATAAACACAAAGTTGTGCCCGTCATCAATATCAGTTTCAGAGCTGGTAATGTAAGATTCAATAGCTGTGGGCGTAGCTGTTTCGTTATTATCAAGACCGCTTTCGTGGTTAACTAAGTTATTTGAGTAAGTAGCTGCAAGAGGAAATTCTAAAATCCCAGAGTCAAGCCAAGCGGTACGGCCCATCGTGCCGTAATACCATATATCTTCAGCGTAATTATAGATTGCATATTTGTCCACCACAGTGCTACCGGCAGAGCAGTAGAACCACCAGACTTCGTTAAACCCTTCATTGGTGCTGGCAAAGACTTGCTCTGTTTGTTGTGCATTGAAGTCATTGAATATGTACTCCCGTAAGTCGCAGTTTTGAGTTTGCACACGACCATCGTATTTATAAAATTTATCTCGCCCCATCCAGTAAACTACACCTGAAGCAAGGGCGGCTGAGTTTTCACCTACGATAGAGATATTATCCCCAAGAAGCTGTGCACTCCACACCAGCGGATAACCTAAGTACTGCATGGAGTAGAGCGTAGAATCCGTCCAAACTAGAATCTCTTGGCGTGTTTGAAGTGCCGTAATAATCTGAGACCCGCGAGTTAGTGTCAGTGACCCTGCTTGGTTAGTAGTAGATGGTGTCCAGTCAGCGGCATTCTCTTGGTCAGACCAGCGAATTAACAGTGGGCTTTGAGCAGATACACCGTAGTCATTAGCGCCAAAAGCAAATACAAAGCGGAAAGTATCGGATACTGTAATGTAGTTCTGAATAACGGGGACATCTGAAGCTCCAGCAATAGTATTTAAATTTACTGCGCGTGCTGAAATAGACTGAGTACCTGACCCTGCTACAGTAGCGTTAATTAGAGCACCTGATGGCGTAGCTGAGACATTAAATACACCAGCAACATAGTTGCGAATATAGTAAGTTGTGCCCGTTTCAAGCCCTGTAGGTAGTGCGCCTGATGTCTCAAAGACTATTGGTGCGCCTTCTGTATACTGATTTGTAGTAGTGATAACTGCTGGGGATGCTACTGGGATAGTTGCTGTGGTAGACGAAACCCCTCTACCCGCATAGTAGTAATACATCGCCCCCGTGCGTGGACCAAACACAAGGTCTTCACCGTAATTACTTTGAGACCAAACACGAAGAGAGTCCGTAGTCGCAACGCCTGTACCCCATGTACCGAGACCCCAACCGCCAGCACCCCACCCTGTAACAGCTGTTTGATATGCAGGGCCACTATTCATCTGATATACAGCTCGCACTGTACCGCCGTTCCCAGTGTCTCCACTGGTTGCCGCTATACTAACTGAGATTGTGTAAGAGTTTGCGTTAACATAAGTAATCTGATGCTCGGTATTAAGTACAGCGGCTGTGATAGCTCCGCCTAAAGTTGTCGCCCCATTATATGTAACAAAGTCCCCATTAACGCATCCATGTGAAGGTGCTGTCACCGTAATAACCGTTGAGCCTGTAGTAGCTGCAAAAGGGGTAGTTAAATTAGTTGCTGTGCGAATAGGAGTGATATCGTAGTAATACCCACCACGAGAGATGTAAAACTTTGTGTTTGTTCCCACGCCAATAAGCGGTATTTGAGCAAGTGTTTGCCAAGCCCATAGTGAGCGGCATACTCCATTAAAGGTAGCACTAGAGATGCGATTCCAACCGCCTACCTTTTGAGGTGAACCTTGACGAAAACGAATTTTATCGCAGTCATACCATCCGCCTTCTGTGTAATAGCGGGTATTCTCTCTGTTTATTCCGCTCTTGACCAAGAGCTTTTTTAACGTCATAATACACACTCCTTAACCAAGAGAATAGAAATATTATGTACGTATATATTTGGAAAGATACAAACCATGTTCCGTTTTATGTTGGATTGTCGAAAAAGTATCATAGAACTAACCCTAAAAATTCTGGATGCAGGAATAAATCTTGTATTGAAAAACTCACTGCGATTGGTGAAGATAATATCATAGTTGAGCTCATTCAAGTACCTACTTTAGAAGACGCGTGCCAATTAGAATTTGATTTAATTGAAAGGTACGGTAGGTTAGATTTAAATACAGGCACGTTAACCAATAGAATGCAAGGAGGTTCGCCAGGAAGTAAAGGATTATCACCAGAAAAAATGATAGATTTGAAGCTTAGATTATCAGACCCAAACCACCCAATTAGGTCATCAGAAGCTAGAGCTAAAGCCGTTGCAAGGTTAAATTCTCCTGACGTCAAAGATAAGTTTTTAGGTGATAATAACCCAGCGAAATCACCTGAAGTTAGACAAAAGTTAAAAGCTGTTTGGGAGAATGAAGAGTACAGAGAATCGCAACGCGCTCGTAAATTAGGCAAACCTATCCACTCCAATGAAGAAAAGGAAAAAAGAAAGCTAGCCTTATTAGACAAAAATCACCCCCTTAACATTTTGGAGTTTCATAAAACTTTAAATAGCGACCCAGAAATAAAGGCTAAACGTGTTGCAACATTGCAATCCCCAGAACAGCGAGCAAGGCAATCTGCGGCAATGAAAGCAAATTGGGCTAAAAGAAAAGCCCTTAAATCTGAATTACAATCTTAAATCAAGTGGACTCCCTTTTAGCAGGGAGTCCTGTTTATTATCCGTTCCAACGTGCGATTTTACCATCACGAACATCAATATGCGTAAATGATTTGTAACGCCCAAGACCTTTGCAATCGTCATCAAAATGTTTCATGAGATATTCTTGCACTTCTTTGGGCGGTACGTCTTTTACTTTAATGTCGGCTGCGTTGCCAAGAACGTGCTGGCTATGCTTTGCACCGCCTACTTTTGTGTTGTGTGCTTCACATCTTCTACCGCTCATAATGGTAATTGGCATACCAAACGACTCACGGATGCGGTTAAGTAGCTCTACGAGCTTAGGGTTAACGTCTTTTTCACCACACCCGCAGTGGCACTCAAATTCTTCCGGTTTAAAATATGCGCTCATATTATTTACCTTCTGATGCAAACAACCCAATCATACCAAAAACAACACCAGCCGCAGTCAAGCCATCATGCACAGGACCAGCATCAATATTCACACCCGCCATCGTTGCGAGTGCTGCTACACTCGCGTAGGTAGATGGCTCTTTTAATCGAGCCATTAAGTAGTTCCACGCTTTAAGTATTTTGTTCATAACGATTACCCGTTAAAATCAATCGCAGTTTGAAATGGTGTCAAATCTTCATCTGTCCAAAAATCTTTAGTAATCATAATTTTTAAATGGTCTTTGTTTCTTTTAACCGTATCTGCCCATTCAGCGGCAGGTTGATTATGCACATTACCCGCTAAGATTAAATTAACGCTGTCCATAGTTGCTGAATATTGCCGTGTGATTTCTTCTGGTGTGTAAGTTAATTCATTCATTTTATTTTCCTTCTAAAATCTCTAAACGAGCGGTAAGTTCTTTAATTGCATTGACTAACATAGGTATTAAGTTTGTTTGAGCCAACATATATTTTTCACTGTCGTTTGTATCGACAAGCCCTGTGAATAAAGCATCTTCTTGCTCAAGTACACTAAGCACTTCTTGAGCAATAAACCCAGACGCGGTTTTCCCTTTATCCACATCAGTATGACGTAAATCCCAATCAAATTTTCTAGGTTGGAGTTTGTTAATAAAGTCTAAACCCAACTCTAAATTAACAATGTTTGTTTTATCTCTACTATCTGAAACAAATGACCAAGAGGACGCACTCCCTTGAAATCTTGCAGTGACTGTGCCGTTATAGATATTTACTTCGTTTGAAACTGTTGTTGAAGATGATGTACAACTTGCCCCAATGCCTACGTTTTGGCTACCTGTTGTATTTGAATAAAATGCATGTTGACCAACAGCTACATTTTGATTACCTGTTGAGTTATTGCTAAGAGAAGTCTGACCAACAGCTACGTTATTAGAGCCTGTACCATTGCCATTAAGCGCATCAACGCCAAATGCAACATTATTAGAGCCTGCATTATAATTAAGCGCATTAAACCCCACTGCTGAGTTTTGACTACCTGTATTATAAAGAAGTGCAGACTGACCAACCGCTGAGTTATAATCACCTGTCACATTAGAACCAAGCGCATTATTACCAAATGCGGAGTTAGCCCCACCTGTGGTATTTAGCTTAAGCGCATTAGTACCAAATGCGGAGTTGCCACCAGCAGTAGTGTTAGAGTATAACGCTTCATTACCAAATGCAGCGTTATAATTACCTGTTGTATTATAAAATAACGCACCGTTACCAAATGCGGAGTTATTACTACCTGTAGCATTACTAAAAAGCGCACTAACACCAAGTGCAGAGTTATAATTACCTGTAGTATTAAAACTTAATACAGAATGACCCATTGCCGAGTTATATCCGCCTGTAGTATTGCGAAGAAGCGCAGAGTAACCAATTGCACAGTTAACACCACCTGTGGTGTTAGAATCAAGAGATAGACCACCAATTGCTACATTTTGAACGCCTGTGGTATTTAATCTAAGAGCATCTTTACCAACTGCTACGTTATAAGTACCTGTAGTATTAGCATTAAGTGCATTAACACCAATTGCCGCGTTATTAGTTCCTGTAGTTATCGACGTTAATCCGCTAACACCAAGAGCCGTATTTGTAGCATCTGTAATTCCAGTTAATGATGCGCCAGCAGGTTGCCAACTAGGCGCAGCCGCACCGTTTGATGTTAATACTTGACCAGATGTCCCCACAGCAAGCATAGCAGTTGTACCCGATGCCGTTTGGTATGGAATTGTACCTGCGCTTCCAGATGCTAAGTTGGTTGCTGTTGTAGCTGTTGTAGCTGATGTCGCTGTTGTGGCTGTACTAGGTGAAATCTCAACAAAATCACTACCGTTCCAAGATACAATAGATGTTTTACCAGAGGCAATAGTAACCCCTGCAGTTGGACCTGCACCTACGATTTTAACTGACTGCGATGTAGATGTTGCATTGATAACTACATATGTTTTATTTGCTGCGGGGACTGTGATAGTCAATAAACTTGCAGGGGCACCTGTACACCGAATAATCTGATACTGTGATGAACCCGTAGAACCTGTCCCAGCTTGACTTAAATTTGCCCCCGTTGTTTTACTTAGCGTAACGGCTGTCAAAGTGCCACTAATAATCTGTGCCCCTGCAATAGCATCGTCTAAATAATCAGTGAGGTTATTATTAACTGTATCGCCCCATGTACCAGATTCTGTACCTGAAACGGGTTTAGCTAACCCTAAAAGTGTCGTGTAATTAACTGTCATGTTTTTAACCTAATGTGTTAATGGGTGTCCAAATTGCGTTTTGTGTTGTAGTAATCGGTGCCCAGTTAGCAGTTTGTGTATCATCTATAATCTCCCAACGTAAGCGTCCTGTAACTGTATCGAGTGCTATTACGGATTCAGTAATGGTTACTGTAAAACTCCCTGCCGCAGATACAGAGTCTAATGCAATTATAGATTCAGTTAAGCTTCCTACAGCGTTTAATATAGAAGATTGTGAGTCTGTTGCATTTATTACTTCAACTACACTTCCAACTGCCGACAAAACTGCTATCTGTGCATCTGTAGCTAGAACCGATTCGGTGATACTCCCTACAGCCCCTAACACCTCTACTTGATAATCTGCTGTGGATACTGATTCAGTTAAATCACTTACAGCGTTTAATATAGCAAGTTGACTATCTGTTGCGGGTATAGATTCAGTTAAGCTTGTAGATACAGATATACTGACCGTTTGAGATTCTATTGCGCTTACAGATTCAGTTACACTTTCTGAATAGGGGATTCCCCCTGCTACAGAATCCGTTGCATCTATAGTTTCAGTAAGAGTATCCTCATAGACTGAGTCTCCCCATCCAGCTTGCCCCCAAGTTCCACTACCCCAACCGCCAGCCACAAGACTGTCCTATGATTGAGCAGTATATGTTACAAGCAATTGGTCGCCTGAAATAACGTCTCGTGCAGTTGCAAAACTACCAGCAGAATATAAAATCCCTGTGGTTGTAGCTCGTGTTTGAGTTTGACACAGTAAAGCTCCTGCAATGGTCGTTGTTGCATTGATAGTAAATGTTACCGCAGAAGGGTTTGAAATAGTTCCTGTACCCGCAGTTCCTGCACCACCTCCAGATGCGGTAGCTGTACCAAAAGTAATTGCTAGACGGTTTGAACCTGAATAAGCCGTGCTCTCAGCCCAACCTGTAGTTACGCCATCACCGTGAGAGGCTAGTGTATCTGTAGAAGAATAAACAGGTACAAAAGACCCTACTTTTGAAACGAGGCCCATATACCATTGTGTTGTTTGCGTTAATGCACCAAGATACACGCCAAGCAAATTAGCTTTACCTACGTTAACAACAAGGTTATCAATTGAGTCTTCCCACTTTAAACTACCGTCAGCATCAAGGCATTTAACATCATATCGACCTGTGACTGAAACTTGCTCGCTTAATCCAGCACCAAGAAGGGCACTTGCGCCTACTAAATCTTGTGCATCTACTTTTTCTGTGTGCATATTGTTTACCTAATTGGATGAGCGAATGATAGCTGAAGTGCTTGTGTTCGCTGGAAAAGTTATTGTGAAAGTTGAATTTGTTACCTTATCGCTACCAAAGTCCAGTACAGCGACAGAGCGATTAGCTCTAGAGCTATTATATATCAACGCGCCACGTACTGTGAAACTTGCTGAAGTCCACGAGATATTATTAAAACTAATGTATGCCGTACCATCAGACGCATTTACTGTTGGAGCTACTAATGCTTTACCGCCTGCTGTATATCCAGTGCCCGTAATCTCACCTGTAGTAGTGTAAACTGTTGTATCTTGATTTAAAGTAGCGTTAGCTGTGTACAGAGCAATTTTAAACGTATCCGTAGTGAAATTATGGATAGCCTCGTAAAGCTCTTCTTTAAAGCTAGTTGTTTGGCCTTGTACTATCATACGGTAACCCATTTATTAGCTTTTTTAGTGTTAACTATTGCGGGTATAACTTGTAAATTAGTTATCGTGTGTAGTCCAGATACTGTTTTACCTTGTAAAGGAATTATGTGGTCTACGTGCCATGCAAAACCAAATAGGTTAGACCTCATATCTGCTAGTTCATAAGCCTGTTTTATCATCCATAATTCATTTTTATCGACCCACTTAGGTAATCTATTTTTCTTAGCCGTTTGATACCTAACTGTCTTAGCATTAGCTATATCTTTGTTGTTTTTAACATACTCTACCCTAACTTTCTTTGAATGCTCTATGTTTTTATAATATCTAGCAGACGCTTTTTCAGCATACTTTATAGAATATTCTTTTATTTTATCAGGGTTTTTAATGTACCATTTTTGAAGGTGTACTTTCCTACATTCTATACACTCGCCATTATGAGTTCTACGATGCGCAATATGGTTATGCGGACATGGGTTTCCTGTATAGTAGGTTGATCGTCCTTTTTCTTTGGCTTCTTTTCTAGTAGATATAATCATCGAACTGGAATCCTAGCCTGTCCATTTCTATAAGCATCCCCTCTATCTTTCCCTGTAGCAAGAGTGTTTAATAAGTTCATAGCTTCCTCATATCTTTGACGATAAAAAGTCATTATATCATTATCCCCTTTAAGATATACATAAGCTTCTAATATAGAACCGTATAGCAATGCGGAATCAAAGTTTTCACCTAACCATGTATTACCACCAGACTCTTCACTTGTAATAGAAGGCGGGTAGTAGAAGTAGTGAAGCTCGGTCTCATACTGCACATCAGGTGTAGGACCTAAGATAAACGTCAATTCGTTTATATCATTAGACTGCGGTCCAAAGATAGCATAATACTTAGGCGTCCCATAACTTGTTGGGCTTGGGTAAGCTTCGCGGATGAAGTTAACGTCTTTGTTTAAAAGGTAGGTGTACTCACCGGATGTAGGGTCGATAACCGCAATAGAGTAAGCAGATAAAAAATCTAAAGGGCATTGTAAGTATTTATTATTAGCGGTAATTACGCCCGTGACGTTTTTACGCAAGTCTGGAAGCTGTATTGAATTGTAAATACGCTGCTCCGCCTCTTGGATAAAGAGGTTAACTTGCGATCCC